CCTGTGAGCGTGGTATGTAGGGACACGACGACGGCCCGGATGCCGACGAGGGAGCGATTTTCATTCTGCAGGGGCTTACCCGGCAGCAGAGGTTCAAGCCCTCCGTGGGTCGCCGCAAAGCCCCTAAAAATTCATGGTAACAATTCAACACTTCTCCTATATGAAATTATTCCGCAACATCAGAACCTACTTCCGTGCGGTCGTTTTCGACTGCCGTCTGCGCCATTGCCGACGCGAGGCCGACCGCCGACGCGCCGTCTCCGGGCAGAAGCATCTTGTCATTAACCTTAACGGTCGCCCTGTGGTCGTGAGCAAGCAGCATATCAAGCGGCTTGTGCGCGAGGGTGTCTACCGCAAAGGAGTTACCGCCGCAGACATAGAGGCCATCGCGATTTACAGAACCGTCTAATCCCTGCTCCGATGTCTTTTCTTACCAACGACGATTACCGGGTAGTTACCTGCCCGTCCGACCTTGAAATTATCTGCCAGTCCTCCGAGGATATACGCCGACAGGCCGAGCGCACGGCTATGGAGGAAGTCGCCGGATATGTCCGCACCAGATATGACATAGACGCGGCCTATTCAAAGACCGACATTCAGCGTAACCCCCTGCTCGTGCAGCTCACTGTATCAATCGCGCTGTGGTGGCTCGGCCAATGGTTGCCCGGCATGTTGGGAAGCGAGATGCGACAGACGCTTTACGACAATGCCATATCCCGCTTAAAGGATATTCAGAAAGGCAATTTTACGCCGGAGTTCCCCGAATATCCCGACGGCGGCGACCCGGACAGCGGCCTCGGAGGTAATCCGATGCGTTACGGCAGCATGAAGAAGAACGGCTATGACTGGTGATTTGTAAACCACTGTTTAATCAGCATTTGAACGATGTTAAAACTCTGTGCGAAAATAGAGATTAAGGGTGATAAGACGTGGGTCTTTGAGAAAATCACGGCTTGCGAGATCGTGCGCGACAGCGAGGCTCTCACCATCACCTGCAAGCTCATTCTCCCCCGAAAGGTAAAATGGAAAGGCGAGACCTCAAACCCCATAAAGCGCGGCGACAAAATCTCCGTGTGGCTTGGCTATGATGACAACCTCCAACTCGCCTTTACAGGATATGTGCTGCGCAAGGGTTTCAAAGCCCCGATTGAGATTTTCTGCGAGGACGAGATGTTTATGCTCAAACAGACCCCCTGCGTGAAGAAGTCCTACAAGAACGTAGATATTCATACGCTGCTCAAAGAACAGGGCTTGCCATACGACATAAAGGTTCTCGGCGAGCAGAACATCGGGCAGTACCGCGTGAATTTTGAGAACGTGGCCGAGTTGCTCGCTCACCTCAAAGAGAACAACATCCGCACTTTCTTCCGTCTTGAAGACGGCAAGCCTGTCCTTTATTGCGGTGTGCTTTTCGACCACGGCAACGAGATGCGGCAGGTATTCGCCACAGGGGTAAACATCATTTCGGACAGCAGCCTTGACGAGCAGAGAGCCGAGGACGTGAAAATTAAGCTGAGAGTGGTTAGCCTACAACCCGACAACAAAAAGAAAATCAAGGTGGAGATTGGCGATCCGGACGGAGAAAAACGCACCCTGCACTGTTACGGTAAGACCGAGGCCGAGGCAAAGGCGTGGGGTGAGCAGGAGTTGGAGCGTCTCAAACGCGACGGCCTTACCGGGTCTTTTCAGACTTTCGGTCATGTGCTGCTTGATGTCCTCGACGTGATAGGCATTAAGATCGACGGTGAGCGCAAGGGCAAGTACCAAGTCCATAAGAATACCATAACATACGGCAGCTCCGGCTTCCGGCAGGACATTACCCTCGGCGCGAGGGCGGCAGAGTGATGGATATTAGAAACGCGATAAGACAGCTTGCCCTGTCCGGCTCTGAAATGTATCTCACCGTCTGCACCGTGGACGCGGTGGACGAAGATGCCCGGACTATCGACTGCACTCCCATTAACGAGGGTGCGCCGCTCCTCGCCGTGAATTTACAGGCGGATCAGAATCAGACGGTCGGCCTCGTGTCGTTCCCGGCAGTCGGTTCTGAAGTCGTGGTGGGTTTCCTCAATCCCGCCGTGGCCGTAGTGGTGCTTGCGATGGAAATAACAAAGTCTGTTATCACCATCGGCGACACCGAGGCTACCGTCGAGGACAATTCCGTGGTGTTGAAAACCCGGAAAGGCTCGGCCACGCTCACCGCCGACAACCTCAAAATAGACATAGACGGAACGACCCTTGAAATGAAGAAAGGCGTGTCGGTATGGAACGGCGGCAGCGAGACAACGGCAAACGCCACCGAACTGCAGAAGCAGCTTAACATCTGCAAGGCGAGAATCGACGCTATCATTAACGCGCTCAAATCCTCGGCTGTCGCTCCACAGGACGGCGGAGCGACCTACAAGGCCAATATTTCCACCGCGCTCTCCGGCCTCACTTCCGAGGATTATTCAAACATGATTGACGACAAGATTAAACACTGATAAAATGGCAAAAAACAGATACGCCTCGCAGAGGTCGCTCGAATCAATACGCCTCGCCGCTCGCCGCAACAACGAGCGCGGCGGCAGCATGAAGAAGCGAAAAAGCCTCGTGATGATGCTCAACCAACAGACGCAGAGCCTCACCAAACAGGACGTTGCCCGGTGGCGGCGGGCGTGGGCTATGGCTCTAAACATAGAGAACCCCAAGCGCGGAGCGTTGTATTCCATCTATACCGACGCGCTTATTGATATGCACCTCACAGGCTGCTTCACTCAACGCTACCACAAGACGCTGCTCAAAGCCTTTGTACTTACGGACGATGCGGGCAACGAGAACGAGGACGCGGCGAAAATCTTTGAGAGCAAGTGGTTCTACCATTTCCTGCTCAATGCTCTTGAATCTATCGCGTGGGGGCATTCCCTTATCCAGTTGGGCGACGTGATTACCGACGCTAACGGCGTGATGAAGTTCTCCGACGTGGAACTGGTGCCGCGAGACCACGTATGCCCGGAGTATGGTGTGCTGCTCCGCGACCGCTCCGATTCCCCGCAGCAGGGCATTCCGTACCGTGAGGGTGCGTTGGCCGACTGGTGCGTGGAGGTCGGCGAGAGCCGCAACCTCGGTCTGTTGCTGAAATGCGCTCCCCACGCGTTATCCAAAAAGAACATGACCTCCTATTGGGACGTGTTCGGCGAGATTTTCGGTATGCCTATGCGTGTGGGAACTACCACCTCGCAGAACCCCGCCGACCGCAAGCAGATTGAGGTGATGCTCGAGGAGATGGGCGCGGCGGGATGGGCGTTGTTCCCGGAGGGTACGACAATAGACATAAAGGAATCTTCGCGTGGCGACGCTTACAATGTCTATGACAAGCGCATTGACCGCGCCAACTCCGAGATGTCAAAAGGCGTGGTCGGCCAGACCATGACCGTTGATGACGGTTCCTCAAAATCGCAGTCCGAGACGCATCTTGAAGTGTTTGAAAACCTATGTGCCGCAGATGCCAAACTGATTGCATACGTTATCAATGACGACCTTATTCCGAAGATGATCCGCCTCGGTTTCCCTCTTGCCGGGCTTACGTTCAAGTGGGACGATGCGGCCACATACTCACCGGCGGAGCAGCGCGAACTGGAACGTATGCTCTTGCAGTTCTTCGACATCGACCCGCAGTATTTCACTGAAAAATACAAAATCCCGATTCTCGGCGTAAAACAGTCTTCCGGCTCTTTTTTCGAGTAGGGGGTGAGGATTCCGAAAAACAGGAGGCCAAGCCCCGAGACAGACAAAAAGAAAAAGCCGACCATTACCGCCTGTTTAATCAAGCGTTAACCACCCTTTACGAGCCGCAGGTGCTTGCCCTCGCCGGAGGTGTCGGACGTGTGGAGTTCAACCGTGATGTGTTCGACCGCGCCGTGCGCGAGGTCTTCGCTCGTGGCGGCTTCTCCCCGGATATGCTTGCCGACCCCGCCGTGCGACCGCTCGTCGAGGAGACGTACAACGCGCTTAACCGCGCCGTCGATACGGCCATCAATACCGAGACCCCGCCGGAACTGACCGCCGCGCTCCAAAACAACGCTTTCATATTCTCCGGCTTCAAGACCTACCATTCACTCTCGGAGGTCGGCCTTGCGCTCACCGATGCGGACGGCCATGTGAAGCCTTTCGACACGTTCCGCAAGGACGTGGAGGCCATTGATGCCCGGTATAACACCAACTATCTCTATGCCGAGTATAACCATGCCGTCCACACCTCGCAGATGGCCGTTAAATGGCACGATTTCGTGGCCGACGGCGACCGCTACAACCTGCAATACCGTACCGCAGGGGATGAAAGGGTGCGCTCGGAACACGCCGCGCTCGACAATATCACGCTCCCGCCGTCTGACCCGTTTTGGCGCGACTATCTGCCGCCGAATGGTTGGAATTGCCGCTGCGACGTGGATCAGGTGCTGCGCGATGATTACCCGATGTCCGACCCGGAGACGGCCAAAGCCGCCGGGGACGCTTGCACCGATGAGCCGAAAGCCCGGATGTTCCGTTACAATGCCGGACGCGAGATGACACTGTTCCCCAAGAAACATCCATATCTCCCCAAGGGGTGCGGCTCTTGCGACGGTCGCCTCAATCTTGCTTACGACCCCAAGCGTGAACAGTGCCGGGTCTGCCGTGTCGTTCACGAGCAGCAGCGCAGGGTCGAGGCAAAGCGGCTCTATGACCGTCTTTCAAAGGACAGCAAGTATCGGGGTGTGGAGTATGACCCGGTGTCCGGCGGCATGACCGCCGCCCATGTGGGACACAATACCACATCCAATAATGCACAGGTTCTGCGGTGGGGCATGACAGGCGCGGATCTTGAAAATGAGGTGCAGCGGCTTCTGTTCCAAAGCGGCCATTCGGCTATCCTCTGCGACGAGAGCAAGAAGAAAAAGGGTCGGACGCTCCCGGCTCTTGATATGCAGCTCGACGGCGTGATGATGGATATTCGCTCTATAACATCGAAAAAAAGGCATTATGGCTCTGCGCTCCGGGATAAGAACAAGCAGCTTGCGAGATATAATGCCCGCTCTGATGTCCGTATTGCCGCCGATACCGTGTGCCTCTATTTCCACGACGGCAGTATGTACCATCCAAGCAAAATTACCAACGGCGTTAAATGGCTTAAACGGCAGACACGACATTTACAGGTAAAGCATATTGTCTGTGTGGTGCGAAAGGAGGACGGCTCGGCAGATATTCGCCTACATGATGTATAGGCATAAAAAAAGCCCGCAGCGCGGGCAGGTTGCCGCCTCCTCGAAAGAACCCACAGCGGCCTCCTATGGGATTGCAAAGATAGACATTCTTTTTCATACAACAAAATAAACCCCAACACTTTCAACAAAATGGACGAAAAAATAACAGTTACAGCCGAGTTCTCGCAGACCGATGTCGCCGCAGCCCTTATGTGTCTCGGCGAGGAATTGACCCCGGAAAGATGGGAGCAGGTCAAGGCCGCTCCCTCAAAGATAGATTTTCAGAAGATAGAGGACAAGTCCGACCGTATGCAGGTCAAACTCGGCCTTATCTCCCTGCTGTTTCTGAATCTCGCCGATTAGATCCGCGCCGCCATGCCACGCAACATTTACGACGATATTCTGAGCGATGCCCGCGTGAAGCTCACGGAGCTGTTCAAGGACAATTTCCGGCAGCAGGGTTTCTTCGGCGAGAAGTGGGTGGCGACAAAGGCGAGCAAGACAAACAAACGCGGACGCGGCTCTATCCTTATCGTTACCGGGGCGATGCGACGCTCCATCCGTTCGATGATCCGGGGAATGGCCGTGGTCTTCACCTCCGACCGACCATATACAGCCCTGCACAACGAGGGCGGCAATTTCGCCGTTACCGTCCGCTCCCACTCGCGCACGTCTAAGAAGACCGGGAACACATACACCGTGCGCTCACATTCCCGGCAGATGAATATGCCGCAACGCCAGTTCATAGGCGACCACGAAAAGGTGCAGCAAGCCCTCGGCGACATTGTTTTCAAACGGCTGCAGGAGTTCTCGCAACGCCTTGCCGATGACTTTAACCGACATTGATATGAGATTACGCATTTTTACCGATTTAGAGGCGCGTCTGTCGCGTGTCCGTCTCGTGGATGACAAATATATCTACTGCCGACCTAAACGCGACCCTGACGCAAAATTACCGGGAGTTCCGGCCATTAACCATGTCGGCCTGTGGAACGAGAATACGGCACGTCTCACGCAGATGCGTCCGTTCAACCCGCCGGGAATCTTCGTGGAGTTTCTCCCGGTGCTGTGGTCGCCGCTCTCTCGCGGTGCGGTGCATGGCGATATGACTGTGAGGCTGCATTTCGTAACGGCCACGCTCGCGCAGACCGACACGCCTTACCGCGACGAGGCTCTGTGCCGCTTCCGGCTGATCCGCGCCGTCAAACTCGCCTTGAACGGCTTTTCGGGTGGCGCGGATGAACAGGGACGCAGTTTCTCGCAGTTCCAATATTCCGGCTCGGACACCGACCATAACCATGAGCAGATATGCGAGGATTTGGAGGAGTGGCGAACCCACTGCATAGACTGTTCGGCCTCCGTCGATGACGGCTACATTCTCACACCGCGCAATGTTACCCTTGACACAGGCGACATCTTCGCCGACGCTTTCTCCGAGGAGATGGTATAGACACAACACCGCCCGCAGTTTCGGTTCTGCGGGCGGTGTCGCTTTCATTCCCCCATGTCTATGTCGTCGAACAGGGAGGGCTGTGTGTCGCGGGGCTTGTCGGAGAATCCCTCCAGCCCACGCCGAAGATAGCTGAGGAACGTGTGGTAACACATCGGATAGACAGGGTACACAAAATGCCTCCACACCTGTTTGTAGCATTTCGCAAGGTTGCCCTCCTCGTAATGCTCGCGGGTGATGTCGCAGACGTGCTGTATGCGCAGGAGTGTATTTTTGTGAGGTTTTGTCGCCATGTTAAGAATTTAACCGCTATCTTTGCAACACGTTCCACGGTGTTGCCCGTTGTCAAGCGATTTATCCTTGCGGCGGGCGCGCTTCTTTTCATGGCCTTGCTGTGGTTTTGTTGTGTGGCTCGACCGCCACGAACCCCTCTATATGTTTTCTCACAAGTCCCGATCCGCAACATACCGGGCAGATTTCCAGGACGTGGCTGCGTCCGTCCTCGGTGCGTCCGTAGACTGAACCCTCTGCCTTGCAGTTGCGACACACCTCTATGGTGTCGCGGGCAAACTCCGTGCGCTTTCCCATAAGGCTATCCCTCCGATTTAGGTTCTACAAAGAATGTCTCGTCCTGCACCACGTCGATGCAGCAGGCTTCCATTACTACCTTGCATTCGTCAAGGTCGCGCTCGGCAAGGAGTTTGTCCTTTGCCACCTCCTCGACCATGCGCACGTAGTTCTTGCCTTTGATTTTGAGCAGTTCGAGAATCCCCGCCCACGTCATCCCCTTGCGGGCTTTGAGTTTCGGATTCCCGGTGCGGAAGCCGAGGATGCCATGCGTGGTCTCCATGCTCTTGCGCTTGGTGAACAGTTCCTCGCGGTTCTCTACCGCGAACACCTGCATTTTCTCGAATGCGGCCTTTTTCTCAGCTTCGAGTTCGGCCAGTCGGTCGGCGTAGTCCTCGCGAATCTCCACGAGCTTGCCGTCCATTTCGGCGGTGAGTGATCGCTGTTGTGCGTCGGCGTCGGCGTATGCTCTGAAAGCCTCCTCCATCGCCTCGCGGCTTACGCCGCTGATGATTGTTTTCTTTTCTCTTTTTGCCATTT